TCCAGAATTCCTGCGGTGTCGCCAACGAGCGCGGATGATTGAGCGTCCTGCCACACGAACGGACCCTTCATTTCTGTCCTGCTGCGCGAATTTCGACATTGCTAACTTGCCAAAACCGTATCTTCGGTAGAGTGTCCTCTCGACGACGTGGTGGAACCATTTCTGACTCGCGTCGTATTTACTGTAGTCTGCACCGACTAAGTATCTGTAATTGTCGAAACAATACTGGAAGCACTCACCTAGGACAGCGTTGTCCATGCCGCAAGCGAACACGACGTTCGTCGTCCGGTTGCGGACCTGTTCCAGGCACCATTGCCTTTTGAAGACGCCCTGCATGGCTGCCACATACGGGCCCAGGATAACATTATCCTGTGGGCTCGCGTTGGCAGTAATCACTCTGCCGGCGACGTCTTTTTCACAATAGGGAAAGGTGTTCTTGGACAACATCTCGGTTTTCAACTGTATTTGTCTTCGCGCCTTGGACCAGAGGATCCGGGCTTCGATAGCGCTTGGGATTTGATCCTTGACCTCGCATCCGACGGCGTTTCCTATCTCCCGGTAGCTGTCCCTGTTTGGAACGAGACTCGCGGCAGCATCGAAGTACATTTGCCTTTTTGAAGGCGGGTACCGCTTCAGGAAATTGGTCAACGTCATCGGGACGATCCGGTCGTTGACGAAGTGTAGCTCTCTCGACGTTTGGTATAGCTGTTCAGCGTATGCTGTGCTGAAATTGATGTAGTCGGCTACGTCGGCTGGGATGGTCGGCAATTGAGCACGGAGTTGTCTCGATAGCAATGACGCCATGGCGTTTTGCGTATCAGCTCGGGTCATGGTCGGGAGGAGTGGGCCGGTGATGGCGGCCAAAGTCGGGCCGGCTTGGACACCGGGGTTGTAGTGCTCCAGTACCTTGACAGAAATTGCGGGGTCCAGCTGAGCTGTTTTCAGTGCGTTGACACGGGGGAACGTGATGCGTGTGGGGTAGTATATCCCGCTGGGCAAACTGACACCTATCCCTCTAGATGCCATGACTTTCCAGGACGCAAGGATTGGGTCTCGCTCGTTGCACAGCCCGCATTCGGTGACGTTCTGTCTGGGGTTTTCGTTATCCCCTTTGATGATTGTCGTTGTCGTTGGGTTTTGGCACGCCGCGCACACGCCAGTGCGCTTACACGTGGTGCACAGCTCAAGTTTGCGGGACTTATGGTTGTGCATGCACTGCAGCATTCTGGCTTGCCCCGATCCGACCAGGAACCTCGAGCCGTCGATTGAGAAAGGGGTGGGAATGGTTACCACGTGTAGCCTACTTACGTGCGAAAGTATGTCAGCGAGTGTCCCAGGACATTTAGCATTCCACGTCCAGAGGCACCGCGCCGTCTCGGCCGCAAGTGTGATGTCCCCTCCACCAGTTTTCCACAAGTCCTCAGAGACGCTGTTGGCGTTCGCAGGGTTTCGCAAAGCCTCAGCCCGTGCGTCGGTAACGGTACGCATGAGAGAAGTTGTTATTTTCGTGAAGTGCTCATGGTCGTATACGACATTGTCGGCGGCGGTGTTGGCCAATCGTTGGCCTTCCATGAAGGCGAGGTGTGTATCGTGTAATGCCTCGCTGCACTCGACGTACACTTGCTCGGAGTGGTTGCCCAGGTCACGGTCGAAAATAGGCGGGTATCCCCAATTGTATGTCCTGAAATTCAGTTTCCTGGGGGCGACGCGTGGCATGGGGACATACCCGGGATTGAGGAGGAGCTTGAGGTGAGTCTGAAAACAGGTGCACCGGAAGACCTCTGCCAAATTAACTTCGACCTCCCCTTTGTAAACGTCGGTGACGTTCTTGATCTTGTGCAATGCTGGGAAACCGGGGTTGAAGGCTTTTGGGTCATTCATCAGCACGTGCCGGCAGTTGCAAAAGTGATCGAACAGCAAGGGCGCCGTAGCCAAATTTGGTCGGGGCACGGAGTTGAGGTGTCTGGCTGGGTCCTGTTTCTTGTAGCCGATACAGTTTTGGAGAACCCCCAAAGCCATTTGGAAAACGTCACGGTTGTTAGGGTCAGTAGCAAGATGGGAAAACCGTGACTCCATGTTTGGGGGTGTAGTGACTTTTCCGGGTTGTAAGGCTAACATGGACGCGCGCAGTGGCCCTGCGACTCCCTCGGAAGTCTTCCTTATTCCCAGGAAGGAGACACGTTTTTCAAAAGGGTGTTTGTCCCAATCTTTGGCGTGGTGGAGTTCGACGTGGTTGACGCCCTTCTCGTCGTAATGGAAAACAGGGATAAAGACCTGGTTTTGTTTGACGATGAGGACGTTTTCTTTCCCCTTGAAACCGATGCCGAAACCGCCGGCTACCACCATCTCGATGACTTCCTGGAGGTCCATTGCGTACCTATCGGACGGGGCAAATTTGCGTCTTGCTTTGGTGTCGAGAAGCCATTTTACAACGTTATGGCACCCGCCTTTGTCTTTGTCGACGTACGTGATCACTGAGTGGCTGTCGTCGTCTTCGTCCACGACGAAGTTTGCATGGTATTTTGACAGCCGGAAGTTCAGGGACGTTCGCTCGGCGTCCTCCAATACCGGTGCAGTGTCGGTCGCATATCGGAAGGCTTTCCTGCCGGGTTTGTCCGGGTTCAGGATCCAGTAAGCTGATGTCGGGTATTGGTTGATAATCTCGACGCTGCGACGTTTCATGAACAAGTTGACCTCGGGGTACATGATGGAGATTGCGCGTCTTTGCCCGCTCTCGATCGCTCTGCCAGCCTTCGTGTACCGTGGGAGGTATATTGCGGATCGCTTGGGACCGGTCGTTGCGCGGACACCTAGGGAAAAAGACAGAGCCAAAG